AGGCTGCTATGCATTAAAAGGCTGTTACGTTTTCAAAGTTGTACAAGCTGCACAGTATAAAAGACTGAAGGCCATCCGTCACCCGTTATGGGTCCGAGCGATGGCAATGCAGATTAATTCTAAAAAAACAAAATTTTTCAGATGGCACGACTCCGGAGATATCCAGGACCTGAAACACCTGGTGAAGATCTTCGAAGTTGCTAGACGCTCCCCGGACGTTCAACACTGGCTGCCGACGCGTGAAGCGTGGACGGTGAAGTATCAGGACAGAGCGCCGGAGAATTTAAAATTAATTTTTTCAATGCCGATGGTCAATCAGGAAGCGGCGGGCAAGTTCAATTATACCTCGACTGTGGTCACAGACCCAAGCAAAGCGACTTGTCCAGCTCCGCAGCAGGGCAATGAGTGTAAGAGCTGCCGGGCGTGTTGGGACAAGAAAGTTAAAAACGTTGCCTATCTGGCCCACTAGTTTAGAATGATTCTAATGTGGCATCACCCCAAATATTACAAAGAGCTGGCCAAGAAGCGGAAAGAGTTCGAGAGAGAACAAGCGGACAAGCAGGGGAGCGAGCAAGCGGACAAGCAGGGTAGCGAGCAAGCAAGCAGCGATCAAGCATCCGAGGAGGACTCAAGCAACAAGCGCTGAATGTGTTCCCAATCATTGATTGCGAGGGAAGGTGTTTCTCGGTGGTCTACAAGCAGACCGGGGATCGACTTACTCTCGTAAAGTTTTACGAGGTTAAGGGAAGGCTGCTGTACTAGGATAAAGTTCCGTTTTGGTCGTGTGAGATGAAACAACTTTTGATGAGGTGAAAAGTGTATTTTATTAGACTTAACTACTTTAAGCTCAACCATAAAAAATCCGCATGAATCATGATAACCAAGTAGGTCAGGCACACCAAAGGATGCCCAAGATTCTAGCCTAGTCCACTGGATTTTAGGTGTATTTTTCTTTAACAACTTCCAGAATTTAGATTCATTTTTCATCGAATTATTTATTAGTCGTACAGCCTTATTGACTTATAATCGTACGGGTGTTAAAAGTCAAACATGCCAAAACAACCAACATTAACAGACAGACAGCGTAAATTCGCTGAGTCTTTGGTGTACGAAGCAGGACGTAAAAGTCCAGCCGAGTGTGCCTTTGAAGCAGGATACAGAACAAGACCAAGACAAGCTGCATCCGAATTAAAAAACCCAAAAATATATCCACTCGTAGCTCAGTATATAGGAGAGTTAAGAAACGAAGCTATGGAGAAGTATGGAATTAACTTTCAAAAACATTTAATGGAGTTATCTAAAATTAGAGATGAGGCTAGAAAAAAAGGTGCCTTTTCTGCTGCAGGTAATATGGAAATAGCCAGAGGTAAAGTAGGTGGCCTGTATGTTGAGAAGAGAGTAAACGTCAACGCAAATATGGATATAGAATCCCTATCTCCAGAAGAGCTTCAGGCTAAACTAGATAGTATGTACGACGAAGATATAAAGGATGTTACCCCAAAAGAAGAGTCAGAAGAATCAGAATTAAAACAAGACCCTGAATCCGATTAGTCGCTTCGTTTGCTCTGCAATATAACTCGTGATATTTTATTGCTATTTTTTTTATTAGTCCCATAATTTACTCCTTGTGGGTTAGGACCACGCACTGGTGGTAATAAGTTCCATTTTACATTAGGCATATTCTTTGTCAATGTAGGATTAGATTTTTTATCGCTCACTTATTTTCTCCATTTTAATTACACACCCTAACGGAAACACATTTCTGTCAGAAAATAACTCATCATTCTCTTCATAAGATGCAAAGGTCCAAAGGTATTTTTTGTTTTTAAAAAATACATACGCATGAGTTATCATAGTGGAAGGAATCAAACCAAGTGAGTCATGGGCTGTGGCATGGCCCGAGTCACCAGTCGGATCAATCCAAGTAATTTTGTAATAATAATACCTCTTCTTGTTAATAACAACAGATTTGTATTTAGATTTTTTAGGACGTCTCATATTCTATCTTATACTGCATAGGGAGATTTTTGGGCAAAAAAGTTTTTAAAAAAACAAAAAAGGTCGCGCGCGCCGAGTAGGGAACTGTGCCAGGCTGTGCCAACACCCTTGGCACACCTATTAGCAAGGAATACCAACGATAATAGCTCAATTTTACCCTGTGCCAACTGTGCCAGAGGTTTTTTTTGATCACAGAAAAAAAAATTTGCCCTAGAATTCCACTATACATTGGCACAGCTACAGCTCCATTTTCTTGTTAAAATTAAGACTAGACGTATTCGTGCCATAATTTATTATTTTTTTAACCCCAGCGCCTTGTAATTCTATCTCAGCGTATGGTTTCCATTGTTTACGAATCAGATTTAACTCTAAAATCAGATTCGACCATTGTTTGGGACTTATGTTTTTCCCTACTATAGTCACCTTTTTCATAATCTATACACAATTTACCCTCTAAATGGTCCATTTCGTGCTGTATGCACCTAGCCTCTAAATTGTAAAATGTTTTTTTCTCCTCCTTTCCTTCTTCATCTTGATACTTTAGAATAATTCTAAGGTGTCTTTTTACATCTCCTTGTTTACCTGGAGCTGACAGACAACCTTCAGTATCACGTAATGTTTCAATAGATTTCTCTACTATTTCAGGATTAATATATACTTTATTGTTTTCTCTACTACGTGAACAATCCATTACAAACATTCTTAATTGATATCCTACTTGGATAGCAGCCAGTCCAATACCATGATGTTGATACATAGCTCGAGTCATCCAAAGAATAAGTCTTTTGGTTTTATCATCCAAAGGAAACTTAACTGGATAAGACTCACTACGTAAAAATACGTCAGGATATTTTACTAGCTCTATATGCATGGGGTTTCCACTCTCGCTTCCACCCCACTCCCAAGGGATTTTGTCATGATTGTTTAAATGTAGGTGATCTAAATCTTTCTAGCTTCTCAGGTTTTAAAACTAAACGTGCTGGTTCTGGTGAATTGATTAACCTACTCTCTTGTAATTCTATTTTTCTAACAGCTTCTAAGTGTCCATCCATAGTTTCAATGTAAATAGGGCAATCAGATACTATTGTACCTTTTTCATTTAAAGTAAATTTACCCAATATTTGTTGTAGATCTCTTACTCTCATCTATTTTCCTTCCTATTTTTTTAATTAACTCATACCACTTACGGCCCCACATCTCTCTTATTTCGCCAGATGTATTCCAATAAGCTTTAGCTATATTATCCAATCTCTTTTGATCTTGACTTATAATATTCATCCACCCTCCTTAAAAAGTTATGTTTATATTTTTGGAACTCACTACCTTCAACTACAAACTCTTGGTAATAATTATCTTTGCTACACATCATAATTACACCCTTGGTTATTTTGGTATTGAATAAGATGTTATGCGCCATAGCATATGCAGCTAACTGCAGACAATAATCTTCAATCCATTCTCTCTTCTTTGGCTTGTTAGTTTGCTTGAAGTCTATAATGGCGTCAGCTCCCTTATGTACACCTACTAAATCTGTTTGGCCTGCGTATAGACCTGGGTAGTATAAAGTACATTCTGTGCCGTAATATTCTGTAACATTTGATAAACCACCTTGAATAACTTGTAATGCCATGTTGTGTGCTTGTTTACCAACTGATGTCTCATCTAAATAACCTTGATCTAATATATACATTTCAAGAATTTTGTGCATTGCTGTGCCTCTAGCTGCCGATTCATCCACGATCCGCGTCGCTTCCTCCTCTCCCTTCGAAGCTCGCCACGCTGCTAACGCTTCGCGCTTCTCGGCTGGTTGAGTTTGGTCTAGGATGGTCGTCACTGATGGCAGCTTCTCTTTATCAAAAACGTAGTGACGTTTACCTTCTATCTTCTCACGTTGAGTCTTCGGGTATTTATAACAATTATTTTTTTTCATTCTTTATATCCCATCTTTTTTACTTTATATTTATTAACAAAATTTTCTTCAATAGAATCATTATATAAATCTAATATGGCTTGACACATATCAATACTAACAGATCCTTTTTTATTATTAGCATCCCACGTACAAAAAATTGTATTAACAGGAGTATACCCATGTTTTACATTAATCCGATCGGCTGATACATTTGTCAATGTTCTTTTCTTAGCTCCTCTTACAGTTGTCATTGTAACTCTTGTGTAAGGACAAACCCATCCCCATTTTTTTTTCTGATCTAACCAATGTTGCCACCACTCTTCCCATTTAAAATCAAAAGATTGATTTTTTTTACGAGCACTTTTTCTAGACGTACTAAACAATGCTCGCATATATCCTCGTTCCGTGTTTAAATATTCAAAATCTTTTGTTCTTCTTTCATTATAAGTTTTTTTTCTATACTCTATGTTTTCAGGGATTTGACTTCGTGGAACCCACTCTCCAGGTGTTACTTCATAAAAAAGTGTGGGAGTTTTATTACCTTCACGTGTTATGTATTTAATATTATATCCTAAAGATCTACCTCCCATGATTACTCCAAACTCATTAATCTTTTGTAGTCATCTAAACTTACAACCTTACCTTCCATAATTTTTTCATCAGAGTAATGTTGTATGACTTGTTGTATCTTAGGTAGTTTAGTGTGGGACCATGGCCATATTAAACAACACACATGAAATGCATCTCTAAATGTGCAACGCCATCGCCATTGCATTAAATACTTTGTACCATCTTTGCGTCTACCTTTGCGTGGTTTTTTATTTAACGTGCCAACGCCTAACGTTTGATGTAACCAAGTTAATACTGATCTATCTGTCATGGTTACTTCCATACTTAATCTTAAACTGTTTGATATTCTGTAGCCGGGTTTGCCTTGGTGCTTCTTTTTCTTTTCCGGTCCACGTTTGAAGTGTATTGAGCCCTCGCCATCGAAGAGGCCAGCTATGTAAGCCCTGTCTGTTTCTGGTATCATTAATCATCCTTATATAAAATTTGTTCTTTACCATCGTAATCGTAGTAATAACCAGTTATCTCCTTTCTCTTTCTTTTATATTTCTTTTTAGATTCTACTTTCTTACTTCTAAATTTTGGTGTTCGGAGTTGTTTAGCTACAGGATTTTTGGTCACTGCAGCCTCGCTGACGCTGCCATTGATTGCAGCTCCTCTAACGTAGGCTCTTCTAAATCTAACTCGCCTTGAGATTTACATTTATCACATTGTACAATCATGTCGTAAACTTTATTGTACCCGTTGCCCTTACACTCAGGACATATGTATTTATGATTAGCTACTTTTATCTTTTCCATTTTTCTTTACACCTTTATTATCTAGAAAAAATCTAATTAATCTACCGATCATTTTAGATCTTGTCCTATTTGTTTTTGTTGCAAGCACTCCTAATTGTTCCCAGTCATCGCGAGGAACAGAGAGTGATTTGTATTTAGCTGGATCAGCCATTGTATTCCTTTCTTGTTATTATTATTCTCACTTATGGGAATATATACTAAAAAACAGGTATTGCAAGTATTATTTTTTTAATATAAAAGAAAAGTCTCTTCTCACACCTTTTGTTTGTTCGTCCCTTTCTTGGGACGGACAGACAGTTATGTGGTGATTTTACCC